CCACTACCACGACACTGTTTTAGAAACCTGTCTTCTCCACCCGTCCTTACTTACTTATGATGCTTGAACACTAGCATTGCGTTCGCCACGCAACTTCTATACCATTCCGTATGGGGAAACCCTACGCGACCTCTTGTGGTCCTCACACGTCAGACGTGAACCATGATAATCAGTCATGGTACACATCGGACGTGCACCTCACACAATCCGGTGTAATAGGAACTGTAAACAGTTGTGCTAATGAGTTACATAAGTACCCGTAAGGGCACAGGGGAGAGTCAGCGTTCAAACTAACTGCTGCCGTTAACGCCACGATCCGTGGCTCGACCAGTCCCACAGGAAGATGCTGATCTGGCTCTTCCTCCCTGTTCACAAATGCTTCGAGGTCCCGTAGAAGCATTTCAGAGGTTTTATCCTTATCTGGAAGGCTGGGGCACCATTGCCGCCAGTCCTTGCTAGGTTTTACAAGGGTTCCGTACGCCCGAACCGACGGATCCTTCCAGACAAGTAAAGGAACATTCTCTCTGGTAGTCTCCTCAGTCCATATCAAGGAATCGAAAGAGGGCTTAGCCGGCTCACAACACTGCGAGCCCAACCAAGCCTTCTGCCAATCGAATGGACCAAGGATACCGAGACCACCGAGACCGACGGGGTTGGAGGGATTAAGAACAAATGGCGTGCTACCTGACCAGAAGAGTTTTTCACAAACCTCTTCAAGGTTCCTAGTCAGGACGCACCGGGCCCGTTCCCGCATGCCGACAGGTAATCGCTCATAGCTTGACCAGCGCTTCTTCCAATCAATGCTCATCGCATCGAGAGGAGAGGTGTCAATTTGCTGTGTGCTTTTGCCCATCTGCTGAAGGAAGCCACTGTTCACGAATGGGATGGGATTTTCGAGTACGTACCGGACGCCAAGCGCCTCGCCCGACGGTATACGGCTAACTCTCATAGTCTGGCTATTGACCTGAACCAGATTCCTGAGGAAGTACGACTTCCCAGGAGAGAGAGTCCAACCGACCGCTGCAACGAGCTCCACCCACTTCTCGTACACTTGTACATTCATACGCGCAGCTATGTCATCGCCGTTCACGGCGAAAGGGAACTGATCTAGACCCTTTCCGAATAACTTCGGATAAACTAGTTGATAGGCTAATCTAGCCACAGCCGCGTTAATAATGCACAGGAACGGGAAGGAGAGCGGAGAGCCCATAAGCTGTCCAGTTTCCTGCTCGACCATCATCTCACCTGAAGGAGTAAGGCCATGGAGACGCTGAGCACCTAGCGCCGCGGAGACAACACGACCAAGCACACCACCAAAGACCCAGTTACGGCACCACGAAGTGGCGTCCATCGACAAGTCATTTGTGGATGCTTGATAGTCTCCCGACACGAAGTAGTCCCAGATCTCCTGATCCTGCTCGGACATAATAGGCTTAACACTTAGTCTCTCACCGAGCCAAGCAGCATTATTCTCTTGACGAGTCAGGCGGAAGACATCAAACATCTTCATACCTGATCGTAACCAAGAGAGTATGGGCTGCAAGGCACCGTAGAGACTGGGTGTACCAGCCGTTATTGTCCTCAACTTCAGGGGCTCTCTGATTGTGTAGATCTGACAATCGGCGAGCTCATTCGTCCTTTCCACCCCCCACCGTCTCAGGCAGTTCGCATAGACACGCTTCCAGTCGAAGAACTGGCCTCGTACTTCGTAAACACAACTGACTCCCTTGCCCAGCGAGAACTCAAACATGCTGTGTAGCTCCTCGCTACCCAACAAGCTCGGGTCCTCCCGGACCAGATGACCGAGAATCCCACCCTGCGCTATGGGAGCCTTAAATCCAGCACGCTTACTCGAGACAAACGAGCTCGCAGGTATTTCAGTGACAAAGTCACCGAATACCTCCGAGCAGGTTTCTCTGAGCGCGGCCTGGATATGCTCCACATACTTAGTGATCGGCTTCTCGGTGCTCATCTGTTTCATGTAGTCACCTGTGTTTTCACGTACGAGGTCATCTTCGATCGAAGGCGCACCTCGCTTACTGCCCGAGAGAAGAGTTTCAGACGTTATTTCAGACTTTGAGTAAGGACAGCCCTTCGTAGCAGTCCTCCCCGTTCGTAACTGTCGCTTTAACCAGCAACGGTGACGCACGTTAAGGAGAAACCCAGGCTTATCCAGCATCCCCGTAGTTGGGGCCGTGACATCACGACCTCGACCCGAGAGCCAGACAAGCTGGAGCTTCATCTGCTTCGAAGAGTGACCAGTCCAATCAAGGATCAGCCACCTCAAAATAACGACCTTAAGCTCTTCCAGAGAGAGTCCTTTAAAACCGAGCACGTACGAATCATCGGTCATGGTTCGTACGTATTGACCTGCTCGATCTAACCTCCGCACGAGGTTCGCTTCCCAGCGAAACTCCTCGTGGTGAACAACCAAATCTCTCCTACTCTTCAGGCTACAAAGCCAATTAGTAACCTTCCGGTAACTATTGTCTTTATACCCTTCTCTAAGAACAGAGAAGAGCTCGCAGAAGAAGATCTGGGGAACATGTGGAACACATCGGGATAGACGGATGTGCCGGTGGGGCGTTACCATGCCTTTAACCGCTTCAATCGCTTCTTGAAACATAGAAGGCGAACCGTTAATTCTGGTGC